AAAGCTGCGCCTGAGCCACCCCGCAATCTGTTCCGGTGACCATTTGCGGCGCAGCTTGGCCGATACTGCCCGGGCCAGTGGCGGCGAACAAGCCAGCTTGCAGGACTTGGGTCGCAAGGCACGATCCCATGCGGCCTGATCGGATGCCGTGGCGCGATACCGTGCAAGGCCGCCGTTGCGCCTGACTTCGCGACTGATCGTCGAGGGCGCACGGCCCAGCCGACGGGCTATCGCACGCAAGGGTTCGCTGACGCTCAGGCCTCGCGATATCTCCTCCCGCTCGGCAAGGCTCAGCACACGGCTGCCACGCTTGCGATCGGCAGGCCGGATGCCACCGCTCGGCGAGATCACCGAAAATATCGACGATGACCCTCGATCAAACCTGCGCCCGATCGAAATCATCGACTCCCCGCGCTGCCAGCGATCCCATATCTCCGCTCGCTGACTGGCCGTGTAATAGATCCGACGACGCTGCTTCATCGCGACACTCCATCTTCCTCAAAAGATTAAAGTGTTGCCGTCACCCGTTGAACCCACCGTCAGGCGTTGGCTCCCGTTCGCCTCTTGACTCACATGGGATCACCTCGCCAGCGACTTAAAGCACATAGTAGTTACATCCTACGATAGATCCCAGGCAGTTTAAATACTGCGATCAAATCACTAGACAAATACTTCAGAGCTTTGCCATAGCGGCCTCATATGGTTTTTTTGGGGGGGTATTTGCATGCAATTTTCAGATAAGCTGCGTCGTGCCAGCGGCGTCAGTCTTCTTGTCTTGTCGGCAATGCTCACGGACGTTGCGATAGCCCAATGCCAGCCCGATCCGCCGGTCACAGGTGGGACGACCATTTGCGATGGCACCGATAATGATGGTATTGTCATCACATCCGAGAATACGAGCGTCTCGCTATCCAGCGGTGCGCGTGTCTCTTCGTCCAGCAGCGATGCCATTTTGGTCCAGCGCGCGCATGGCGATGTCTACTCTAGCACCGTGCTGCTGAACATAGACGGTCATGTCGAGGGCGTAGGCCATGTCGGCGTCCGGTTTGATGCGGCAAGCCCCGTTTATGCATCCGACTATCTGGGTGTCGTGGTGGGATCCGGCGGTCGCATCGACGGCAGCACAGGCATTCTTCTGTCAAACGGGCCGGGCAATGCTTATGCCTCCATGACTCTGAATGTTGATAATAGTGGATCGATCACCGGCACCGATGGCTATGCCGTCCGGGATGACACCGCGAACACCGCCTACGCCTATATCAGCCTGATCAATCGCCGGGATGGGGTCATGGGTGCGGTCAGCGGAAAGCTGACCCGATTGACCAACGGCGGGCTGATCGATGGCGGGGCATGGAGTGCCATCGACGGCAAGATTGGCGATGGTTACGGCCCCAAGGCAGACCTGAACAATAACGGCATCATCCGCTCGGATAGCGCAAGTGCGACGATCGCCAACCTCGGTGCCGGGGCTGTTCTGGTAAACACCGGAACGATCGCCAATGGCAGCGGCGGCGCCGCGATCGAGGGCTATTATTATTCTGTCGATAACCAGACCGACGGCATTATCAAAGGCGGCATTATCGCGACTGGTGCGACGGCCAGTCTGCAATTGACCAATGCGGGTGTGATTGATGGCAATGTCATCACGCAGACTGCCTCCTCTCCATATTATTCGACAACGAGTAGCATCGATTCCCGCTTCGGCACGATCAACGGGGACTTGCTGCTGGGGGGCGGTCATGACTTGCTGTTTGCGACATTCGATCTGGTGGGCGGGTTGCATACCGGCGTCAGCGGGCGTGTCGATGGCGGCGAAGGGAATGACACGATTGATGTGCAGTTTGAGGCCGACGGCATCATCAATCAGCGCATCGCACTTCCCGGATTTGAACAAGTCCGCATCACAGCGCTGAACACGGCAAATGTTGCGCTAGTCGATGGTTTCGTCGCGAACGCTTCCCTGTTCATGGCCGGCAATGGAACTATCAGTAACCAGACCAGGATCATGCTGACGGAGCCGAACGCCACAATCTCGGCGGGCGACTATTATGGCTATGGCCTGACCTTCCGAAACGAGGGTATCATCAATGCCGCATACGCGGCCCCCTACACGACGGCTCTGTCGTTCGGTCAGATGACGTTCGACAATAGTGGATCGATCAGTGTCCAAGGCAATGCGCTGTCGCTCCATTCGACTAAATTCACCAATGAAGGCGATATAACCTCTACGAACCGGACGATCTACTTCGGATCGGGCAGCATGGTGAATTTCGGGACGATCCGTTCGACCAGCGATATCGCCCTGCACGTCGATACCTATTATGGTCCGTCCCTGATCAACAACGGACTGATTGATGGCGCCACCGCAGGCGTCTTGCTTAACGGCAGCCTCAAGAACAGCGGCACCATCTCCTCTCCCCAAATTGCGGTGGCGATGACCGGCGGCGGTTTGTTGAACGAAGCAGACGGTGTCATTTCGGGCGGGACTTTGGCGATTGGTCCGCAAAATTCCAACTATTCAGTCTATGGCAGCACGATTGCCAATGCGGGTACGATCAACGGAACCGTCAACCTCGCCAGCAATTCTATTTACGGCTATGGCAACAGCTACATTGCGCTGCAGGGGGGGATCCTCAATGGCGACCTCATCCTGGGCAGCAGCGATACCCTCGCAGTGTCTCTACCGGTGTCGGGCGGCCCCATGTTCGATGGTTTCAACGGCACCGTCCATGGCAATGGCGCAAGTCTTCGTTACATGGCCGCAACCGATGCCAGTGCGACTCTCGGTCGCCTCGCCGGCTTCGGCGCGGTCAGCTATGAGGTCGCGCAGGATGCGACCCTCCTCCTCAGTGCGCAGGCAACACAAAGCGACAGTCTCGTTTTGGCCGGTCAAGGCACAGTCGAACTGGCTGCGGACTTCAATTTCGCGGAAGAGGGATTCCTCAGCATCGTTGATGGGATCAGACTGCCGGGCGAAAGCTACAATAATTCGGCACTGTTGGTCAGGAGCAGGGGGGCGCTGACGGCTATACGGAGCGCAACCGGCAGCTATCCTTCCTACGGCGCCATGGTCGCGCTGGGCTATGAAAGCAGCTTCATCAACGACGGCACGCTGACCTTCCAGAATTTCGCGATACCTCCATACGGCTATGTGGCCGCAATCAGTCGAGGGGTTGAGGTTACGAATAATGGCGTCATCCTTGTCGATGGCGCAGCGGCTATCAGCGGCGCGGGGCATGTATATAATAATGGCCTTATTGCCGAATTTGAAAACGGAACGACATCTGTTGGAGTTGTTGCACCATATTTGACCAATAGCGGTACGATCAGCATGAATGGTCGCGCCGTGGTTGCCGACTTTAATGCCACTAAAATCAACAACAACGGTGTGTTGCGCAGTACAAACGGGGTTGCGATCGCTGGCTCTGGATCGCTGGCTCTTGTTAACGGCGCCGATGGCACGATTGATGGCAAAAGCGGCGCGATCCAGGTCGGTAATGGCGGGTCGATCAGAAATGCGGGCATCATCACCGGCACTGTGGATATGGCCTACAGCGTTTACGGTCGCGGCTATGCCAGCGGCCTCTACATTTCCGATGGCGGTAGGCTGAATGGGGATCTGCTGTTCGGGGCAGCGAACGACATCTTTCTGTCAAAGGGGCAGGACATAGGCGTTTCGGGCATTATCGACGGGGGCGACGGATTTGACATTTTCGGCCAGACGTTTGAAAGCAGCGGGACTGTAACCCTCGGGACGGTATCGGGGGTGAATTTTGAAGCGCAGCTGGTTCGCGCGGAGGGGCTTGATACGGTTCTGACGCTGGAATCAGCCGAACCCATCGCCAATGGTTTCGCGATTGGTGGCAACGGCCATATCGTCAATCGTGCGCAATCCGGCGGTGTCATAACCGGTAGTGTCTATGCTTATCCTTTCGAACTGGAGTTGGAGCCTTTAGCGAGTTTCTCCAATGAAGCGGATATTTCGGCATTTTCCGGTGCCGTGGGTGCCTTTGCAAACAGCGCGGTGATCGGAAAAGATGATACCGAATATGCGGGCGTGTCGATCACGAATATCAACACACTTTCATTTGGCAATTCAGGAATTATTAACGGCAACGATCATTACGGCCTGGCCGTTAGTTTGTATAGCAACCAACTGCGCGAAATAACCTTCAACAATGCAGGAGTAATCTCAGGTCGCGTAGAAGGCTATTTTTACGCCGACGAACCGGCCAATGTTGAAATCCGCAACGCAGGCAGGATCTCTACCGCGTTCGGGGGCGGGATAAATATCAGCCTTTCTTCCAGCAGTGCGGGAAGCGTTGTCGGTATCAGTAATAGCGGGACGATCGAATCCTCTGCCAAAGGGGCGGCGGCGATCAACCTAATTGACATCTTCGAATTAACCGGTAGTTTCATAGTTGCGAACAGCGGGGTATTACGTGCCAATAGTGGCGGTTCATTGATTTTCTACGACTATTGGGAGGATTATTTCTATACGGCACCTGCTTCGGCGATCAACGCTTCGGGGGTGTCCGGCTCGGTCTTGAAGGTCGCCAATGCGCAGGGCGGCGTCATCGAAGCGCTTGGCGATGCCTCGACCACCATTCTGTCGAGCCTGACAATCGACATCGACAACGGCGGCGAGATCAACGGTCGGACCGGGACGGTGCTCGCTTCGGACGATGGTCTGGCACTGCTGCTTGGCACGACACGTCTGGCCGGTGCGATCCAGAGCATCGGCGATCATGATGATCACCTTACCAACAGCGGCATCATCCGCGGCGATATCGACCTGGGTTTTGGCGACGATGTGATCGTCAACCGCGGCACGATCGTCGGCGATGTCTATCTGCGCGATGGCGATGACAGTTTCACCCAGCTCGCCAGCGCGATCATGCAGGGCATCGTCGATGGCGGCGCCGGCACCGACAGCTTCATCGTCGATGCCACCGGCGGCGGCGCGATCAATGCCGACCAGTTCGTCAATTTCGAGCGCTTCGCCCAGATCGGCGAAGGCAATGTCGCCTATTCGGGCGACTTCAGCTTCGCCACGATCGGCCTTGACGGTGGCACGATCTCGGTGGCGGCTGGCGAAACGCTAAGCAGCGATGGCGCCTTCACCATCACCGGGGGCGCCGGCAATGACGGCGTGCGCAATGCCGGCACGATCAGCGGTGGCATCGACCTTGCTGGCGGCGATGACAGCATAGTCAATGACGGCGTCATCGGTGGCCCGGTACTGCTCGGCGCGGGCAATGACAGCTTCACCGAAGGCGCCCGCAGCAGCGCTGGCCTAGTCGATGGCGGCGCCGGAACCGATCTGTACCGCGTCATGTTGACGGGCGACCACAGCGGCATCGGTGCTCAGGTCGGCTTCGAGCAATTGTCAGTGGAGGGACAGGGCACGCTGACGCTGGGGCTTGGCCAGGGCTATGATGCGATCACGCTGCTAGGCACGAACCTGAACCTGGCCACCAACGGCCAATTCGTCGGCCAGATATTGGGCAGCGACGGCCAGGAGCAACTGCGCCTGACCGGCGACGTCAGTGCCGTGCAGTTCGGCGCCGGCAACGACGCGCTGACCTTCGACCTGACGCGTGCGGCAGGTCGCTATGATGGCGGCGTGGGCCAGGACAGCCTGACCTTCACCGCGCAGGGGCCGGTCACGCTGGCCGGTACCGCCATCGGCTTCGAGACCATCTCGCTGGCTGGCGGCCGCCTGACCGTCACTGGCCAGCTCGGCAGTGCCGATGGCGCGTTGCGCTTCGGCGAGACCGGCGAACAGCTCGACATCGCGGCCAGCGGCCGGCTGTTGGGGCAGATCGACATGGGTGGCGGTGACGATGTCGTGCGCCTCGCTGATGGTGCCCTGTGGCAGGGCATCTTGTCGGGCGGCGCGGGCCAGGACAGCCTGTCACTGGCGCTGGCCAATGCACGGACGCTGGACGGCCATAGCCTGAACGGGTTCGAGGCGCTCTTGGCGCAGGGCGGCGCTACGCTGACCCTGGTCAACGGCTTCACGCTGCAGAGCCTGAGCGTGCAGGGCGACCTGACGCTCGCCACCGGCGCTTCACTGGCCGCCGATAGGCTGACCTTCGGCGACGGCGACAATCGCTTCACCATCAACGGCCTGTTCGCCGGCGCAGTGGATGGCGGCGGGGGCAGCAATCGCATCATGCTCCATGGCGGCAGCGCCAGCGCCCCTGTGCGCTTCACCACCGTCAGCAATATCGCTGGCCTGGACATGGGCCGCGGCTATGCCACCGTGTCGGGCACCGCCGATCTCGGCGCGATCGACCTGAGTGGTGGTCGCCTGGTCGGTCTTGCCGGCTCGATCATCCGGGGCAGCAGCATCCTGGTGCGCCAGGGGGCGACCTTTGGATCGGCGGGCACCGTGATTGGCGACATCCATGTTGCAGGCACGCTGAGCCCGGGCACATCGCCCGGCACGATGATCGTTACCGGCAATGTCGCCCTGGCCGGCGGATCGACCACCCTGATGGAATTGACGCGCGCCGTCTCCGATCAGTTGGTCATTTCCGGCACGCTGACGATTGCGCAGGGTGCGAGCCTGGTGTTGAGCGCCGATCAGCAAATCAAGCCCGGTACCACACTGGATCTCATCATCGCCCATGGCGGCATTTCCGGCAGCTACAGCGAAATCGTGAAGCCCGACACGCTGTTCGGTTTCATCGTCCAGGACGATGACCGCATCCGCCTGCTCGGCCAGTTCCTCAACAATGGCAGCTATACGCGGCAGGTCCAGCGGGCGATCGACTACACCAATGCCGTGATTGCATCGGGCACGGCCAGCGAAGGGCTGATCGAAGCCCTGCCCGTGCTGGCAACGGCATCGGGCGCATCCAACGCGGCAGCCTTTGGGCGTCTGACCGCCGAACCCTATGCCTCCGCCACCCAGATGGGCGTGGAGAATGGCCTTGCGATCGCCAATGCGGCGCGCAGCATTGCCCGCCTGTCAGCGGACGAAGCACCCCGCGCCTTCAGCATCGGCCAGTATCTGGGCGGCCTCGGTCGGATCTCGGCGGATGACCAGACCGGCCTGTCGGCCAGTCGTTCGCGCAGCTATGGCCTGCTCGGCGGCCTGGGCATCGGAACCGATCGCTGGTCGGTTGCCGGCTTTGGCGGCTATCTCGACTCCCGCCAGACGCTGCGCCAGCTGGGATCGCAGACCGATGCCGATGGTTGGCTGGCTGGCCTTGCCGGCAGCTATGCGCTGCGGGCGCTGCGGTTCGACGCGACGCTGGCCTATCACCAACTCGACGCCGACACCGATCGCCTGACGCCCGACGGCAGCAAGGCGCATGGCCGCTTCCGCCTCAAGAACTGGATCGGCGACCTGTCGCTTTCCTATGAGGCGGCGCTGGGCGGCGATTGGGCGGCAAACCCGGATATTGGTGTCACCTATGTCGCAACGACCCGCACGGGCCTCAGCGAAGGCAGCAGCAGCGTCTGGGCGCTTGACGTTGCCAAGGACGATCATGACGCACTGTTCGCCGACGCCGGCGTTGCCTTGGGACGCAGCCGCGCTTCCATTGCCGGCTTCCGTCCCTTCGTGCGGCTGGGCGTGCAGTATCAGTTGCAGGGACGCAGTGTCGAAGCGCTGGCTGGCTTCTCCGGATCCGAGCAGGGATTGCTATCGCTGGGTGCCCGTCGGGGCGGCCTGGTTGGCAGCGTAAGCGGTGGCGCGGAAATGCGGGTAGGTTCGGCTCTCTCGCTCTTTGCCAACGCGTCGCAGACCTATAGCGAGGATGATCGCCGCGCTTCGGCCAATGTCGGGATGAAATTCGCCTTCTGAGATCGTGCCGATCGCAACATTGCAGCGGCGAGGCACTTTTCACGAATTTGCCTCGCCGTCTCCATGTTGTGCCAAGGCCAGCCGTTAGCAAACAATCCACCGGACCTGACCATAGACAATGGACCATGCCCGGCCGCTCCCGCCAGTGGTTGATGGTATATCTGCGAATGCCCAGTTCTGGGAACGGAGATCGGGAAATTAAGTGGGGGCATGGGCGCGTTGCGGCCCTCAGTCCATCGGTGCGCCATATATGCTATGTCGGCTTATTCCGGTTCAAAACTTTTAAGCCGACGGCCTGCAAAGTCCCATTGTTTGCCGTTGGTAGTTTGGGCGCATGCCATCTGCCGATGCAAAAAATAACCCCGCCGGAGAAATCTCATCGGCGGAGCAATAGTTCAGGGAGGGGCGCTCCCCGGGGGGATGGGGGCGGCAGGCCGCATATGGTGCGCTTTGATGGCATTTCAATGACATGGCGTGTCAGGCCGTTGACAGTCCCCATGGGATTGGGCGGTTCGGATGACATGTCCTGCTTGCTGCATTCTTGAAATTGGAGGCGAAATGCCTGCATGATCGCGGTCCGGACGTTGCTCGGTCGGCGGAGCGCGCAGGTGGATTCCCTTTTGTGAAACAATATGGTTAGAAGGAGAAATGAGGACCGACCTCGATTTCCTGCCTTCGCCCAAACAGCGTGAACTCGCGCATGCTGTGCGTGTGCTCTTCGAATAATTTGAGCAAGCCCAGGCTGGACGTAACCAGAAATGGAACAAACAGGCGTGTAGCCTGAAGATCGTGCTCTACGGCTCCTATGCGCGTGGCGGCTGGGTGGATGACCCGGTGGGCGGCTATAAATCCGATTATGACCTGCTGATCGTCGTCAATGACGAGCATCTGGTCGATTTCGAATTCTGGTCTGGCGCTGACGATCGGCTGATGCGGGTGCAGAGCCCGGCAGCCGATACTGTAGCACTGCGGACCCGGGCGCCCGATATCGCCATGCACGACCTGGTGCGCTCGACCCCGCGCCTGCGCCCCGATCGCATCGACCCGTGGGGAGGGGATGAGCCGGCGCGCATTGGTCTGGGCGAGAAAACGTCCCCAGGGACCCGGCGCCACGAAGTTGGTTTCGCCATTCTTCGAGCGATCGGCAGGCAGCGTCCATAGCCAATTGGAGAATTCGCAGGCGCTTGCCCCGAAGAGCACTCCGCGCCGAGCAGCGGTCAGAAGGAGAAGGAGGGGCGCGCGGCGAACGTCGAGCGGTTCGGGCGCCAGCGCCCGGAGCCAGAGGCAGAGCTCGGGTTCATTCAGGAAGCGCTGGTTGGCTGCCGGCCCCGTATCGAACCAGTTGGAATTGAGCGTCGGGGCAGGGTGGGCGGCAAGCTCGATCGCCTCCATGCGTCCCTCGCGTACCGCGCACCATTTGAGAAAATAGCTCAGCTGCCGGCCATCTTGTTGGCGCGGTAGCGCGAACCCTTCGCTTTGTCATAGACCGCATCCCAGCAGTCATTTTCCGTGAGTTCACTCAATATCTTCGCGCCGAGGCGAGGGCCTATGTCACGATCGTAGATGCCCTGTTTGTCACTGATCGTGCGGGGCCTCAATTTCTTGCGATCCCCGCGCCTGATGGCGGTGATATAGGCCTGATGCGCCTTGTCGAGCGTCATCGCCGTGCGTACCGCTTCGGCGCGCTGGATCGCCAGAGGATTTTCGCCTCGCTGCGTCGCTTCATTGAGTTGCATTGTCCATTGGCGGGCCGCCGCTATGGAAAAGGCAGGAAATGCACCCAACTGCTTGGTTATGATCGTTTTTGCGCGCGCGATGCGGCGTCTGTACCACCAGGTGCGCCGTCCCTTGTCGTCCACTTTTAGACACAGGCCGGGCACGGCGGGATCGGAATGGCGGCCTTGTCCCAGCATTTCGATCTGCGCTGGAGCCAATGTTTTCGGGGTTTCCATGATGACCTCGATCATATCGAGGCGAAGAAAAGCATGACACAAATTTGCGCACAATTCCTGTCAAACTGGGGCATTTGCGGGAAAATTCGACATCATGCTCAACATCGCCTGTAAGTCGCTGGAAAGCGACGGTTTTGCGATCATTTCGATGTCTTGGAAATGGTAGCGGAGGAACGCGTTGAACGGAAAGATACCTGTCTTTCACTTTGCTAGGTTGATGATGTTGGCCATGTGGCCGGTGAGTTGAATCTCGACACCGCGCCCCGTCTTGTTTGGGGTCAGTGTGAGAGTGTCTATGAGTTCGCGGATGGCGGAGGCGGCGCGTTCGCGGGCGGCTCCTTCGGTTGCCAATGCGTCATCCAATTGTGCGACATAGATGCGGTAGCGATCGGCCAAGTCGTCGGGCAATGCTATCGGTGCAGCGTCGTCCAGCGCTTTCAACTGATGTTCTGCGTCTGCCAGGTCAGCGCGGGCGGTGCGCAGACGGTCTTTGACCTCCTGAAACTCGCCGGCACCATCAGCGATCGCGTCGACAAGGCGCGAAATCCTGCCGCGCAGGTCAGCGGCTTTGCGCTCGAGCGGGGTGCGATTTGCAGTGGCTTCCGCCATGCGCTTGCGGATGCCGACATTATATCGCTCGACAAACAGATGAATAGCGTCGGGATTGAGCAGGATTTGCTTTAGCTGCCCCATCGTGCGCTGTTCATAGAGCGTGGTCGAGATGGTGCGCGTATTCGAGCAGGCCTGTTTGTTCTTGGCGGTCGAGCAGCCCCATTTTGCGGGGCTGATGACGGTCCAAGTAGCGCCGCAAATCCCGCATTTTCCAAGGCCGGACAGCAGCCTTTTCGGGTGTCGCTTCTTTGTCCTGATGTCCCCGTCGAATGCGGCGTAATGGGCCTCGATCGCCTTCCATTGCGCGTCTGAGACAATGCGCAGATGGGGCACATCGACGAAACGCCACTCGCTGACCGGGTTGACGCGAGCGACATAACGGCGCGTCTTGGGATGATAGGCGCGGCGGGTTCGGCCATACACCATGACGCCGCGATAGAGATTATTGCGGAGAATGCCGTTGGCCCGAACGCGATCGCCATGGATGACATTCGTTGCCCATAATTTGCCGCTGGGCGAGGGTATGCCTTCTTCGTTGAGGGCCTTCACGATCGCGCGGCTGGAGACACCTGCTAGTGTTTCATCGAAGATACGGCGAATGATCGCCGCCTCTTCTTCATTCACCTCGAGGATGCCGCGAACGATTTCGCCATCTTCGCCGATTTTCTTGACCACGTTATAGCCGTAAGCGAGGCCGCCGGCATTGAAGCCGCGTCCGTGCTGCCCGCGCTGCCCGCGCCGGATGCGATCCGCCAGATCCTTTAGGAAGCGAGAGTCCATCAGCCCCTTAATGGTGCCGGTAATTTCGTCGACATGGCCATCAGCAAGGGTGAAGAGCCGCGCGCCGAAATGCTCCAGATGTTCGCGAACTGCATGGGCATCGCCGCTGTGGCGCGCAATGCGATCGGTGGCTTCCGCCAAGACCTGATCGACATCGCCGCGCTCAACACGGTTGAGCATTGCATTGAGCCCAGGGCGCTGCATTTCGCCGATGCCCGCGCGGCCGCTGATTTCTTCGTCGGCGAATGTGTCGATGATGGTCCATCCTTCGCGATCAGCGCGCTCGCGCAGCGAAGCGATCTGATCGACAGTGGACAGGGCATTTTGCAGTTCGCTGGAATATCGGGCGTAGAGGATCGTGCGCATCGTCTATTTTATGTCTTTGCTGTGCGGTGCAGTTGTGGATTTGCGGCGGGCGGGCGCTGTGAACATGGCCAATTGGCGGCCCTGGGCGGGATGGGTGCGATCAAGCTGACGGCATGTCATGCAGTCGCAAAAGCCCGATCCCGACCGGTTCATTTGGCAGCTGCGCAGACAAAGATCACGGCATCCTCCATTGCTGAGGGACTGTGCCGGTCGTCAGGATGGCGGCGCTGTGGCGGCCGCAGTTGACGGTGCCGCACCGAGGGCAGGAGGTGCGCGTCAAGCGCAGGGGGATTACCTGCACGACCTGGACGGGGTGAGCGCGGCGAAGAATGCTCATCGGCGTCAATTCCCTATGGTCGCCGGGCGCGCAGGCACGGGAAGCGGGACGGTGGCGCGCAGGCGGGCGATGTCGCGATCGACCATGAGGTCGGCGAGGGCTTCGACGATACGTGCGATGGCGGGATCGAGGGGGCGGTGCTGTCCCATGGGACGGTTCATCCTTGTCCTAGAGGGGTGGGATCAATCAGGTGCATCGGGAGAGAGGGCCTCTCCATATGCTGGGCAAATGGAGAGGTGGTCGGGCCGGTGTGCTATTCCATGCCCAGCGCGGACAGATAGGTCTGGAGGATAGCCTCCATTTCCTGCCGATCATGGGGCGGCATCTTTCGCAGGGCGATGATCTGGCGCATGATCTTGGGATCATATCCGGTGGCCTTGCCCTCCAGATAGACGTCCTTGATGTCGTCGCTGAGGCCCTTTTTCTCTTCCTCCAGGCGCTCGATACGCTCGATAAGGAGGCGCAGCTGATCTGCGGCGACGTTGCCGGTGCTCATGTTCAATTTCCCTTCTGGTTGGTCAGTGCCCAGGCGATGATGAATGGCATGACGAGGATGGTGGCGATGATGAGGAGCAGTTTGACCAGGCGCATCATCGCCCGGTGGCCTGCTCACAGCGGGTGCAGATGGCGTCGTCCGTGCGGGACCATGCGGTGAGGTGATCGCTGCTGTCGGGCTGATCGGTGTGGGAATCCCAGCCGCAACGCTGACACAGGCGAGGATGCTGATGCGGGGGCAGATCGGCCAATTGGCGATAGACAAAAGCGCTGAACGGCATGGCCTGCTCTAGAGGCGCGATCTGCTGGAAGCGCAGGCCAGGCGTTTCGATGGCGCGCAGGTGGCGTTCATAGACTTTCCCGCCGAGCGCAACGGCCAGCCGTTCGACGGAGAGGCCGGCGGCGTGGCGCCGCATGGCGACATAATCCCAAGGCTGGATTACGGGCGTCGCGGAGGCGGGGCGCAGCGGATGGGCGTAACGCATGATCGAAACTCCTGTCGTTTGGGCAAAGAGAGGGCGTTGCCGGCAGCGGGGGAGATGCCGGTGGGATCAGACTTGGTGCAGGAAGCTAGCCTGGCGGCCTGGCAGGCCTAGCTGCTCATAATGTCGGTGTTCGGCTCGCTGGGCGGATCGTCGTCATTGGCAGCGCGCCAGGTCGTCATCGGCAGCGTTTCGAGGGGCTTGGGCCAGCGCGATGCGCGGATCGTGCGCAGCGCGGAAATGCCAACGACAAATTCATGGCCGCAGTCACGGACATCGCGGCAATGATAATAGACCTCGCGATAAAGTAAGGTCCGCTTGCCGATCTGCCTGGCGAAGGCGCGTTGTCCGCAGCACGGACAATCCACCGATGCCATGCGTGGCCGTTCCCCACCGACGTTTGTTTGTGGCCGCTGGCCCTTGCTCATTTGCGTACCCCCGCATTGTCCGCGCCGGCGCCATTGCCGGGCAGGAATGACCTCAGCCGACCCAGAAGGCGCGTCACGCGGATGCTTGCTTCCTCCGTTTCGGCAATAGCGTGGTGAACGGCCGTGGGCGTGGCGCCCGGCTTCATCACCATCAAGGCGGTGCTGACCGCGTCGGCCGTCTCGATCGACACGGCGGCGATGTCATCGGCCAGCGCGTCGCGACAAGCGCGGGTTGCGGCCAGGGTAACGTCCAGTTGGCGCGCATAGCTGGCCAGGATAGGCGGGAAGTCACCGCCAGCCTCGATATAGGCGCGGTCGAGCGCAATCGCCTGGTCCAGCGTCGGCGTGCCCTTACGGTCGCTTTCCGCCCAGTGACGGACGGTCCGCGTCGCACGACGCGTGATCTTCGCTGCCGCCTCCCAGCCTAGCGGGCCGACTGCTGTCGCAATGGCGAGCGAGAAGGACAGGGGAGCCTTGGGCTTGGTCATGCGCCGGGCCTCCCGATTGCGCACATCATGAAGATGGTCGTCATGCCGGTGAGGGCAAAGGCCGCGCTGCTATACCAGCTTGGCCAGATTGGGGCCGGCGCCGGCTTGTCGGCCCGGTGGTCAATTGCATCGGGCGACACGACGAAGGTGCGGGCCGACGCGAAGCGGCCACGCAATTGATAGGTAGGAGCGCTGTTTTCAGATCCCGTGAGGGTTTTAGACTGGGGCAGGCGCTCCGGCTGCCGGGTGTCGAAGGTGCGACCCGAAGGCTTCGACATGTGGTGGATGGAACCGGGCATCAGGGGATGTCCTTTCGTTGCAATCCGGCTTTCGGATCGCAAGCGACGGCGACCGGCGACACGGCTAGATCGGTGAAAACAGAGGCGGCCTCGCGGCCCAGGGGAAACACGACATGTTCAGCGGTGATCGGCAGTCCAAGACGCTGGCCAACCGCCAGAACATGAGGCTGCTTCTCGGCCGGAATTCGACCGACCCGCTTCCAGGTAGAAACTGTTGCGGGATGCTCTTCGATAGTTCGCGCCATAGGGCGGATGCCTTTGAACAGTTCGAAGAGGGTTGGTTCGCTTTCCATACGACCAACGTATGGCAATTCCATACACTATGCAAGCGATATTTCATGCAATGAGTGTACGAAAAATTCTTACACCCTCAGACATGCCTCCGGTCGGACCCAAACTCAAAGAACTGCGGCTTCGCGCGAAACCGACACTTTCGATAAGAAAGATCGCAGATGCCTTAGAAATTCCTCATGCCTCGTATCAATTTTACGAACGGGAGGATGGTTACAAGAAGCCTTTGTTACCGCTCGATTTTGCGCGCCGTGTCGCTGCAATTTTAGCGAAGCATGGGGTCAGTCCCACGGACGTCATGGCACTAGCCGGCCTTACGGAGAGCGAGGCAGAACCCGAAGCGCGGGAAATTGAGGCCCAGCGTCCAGTTGCCCAGTTCGCTACGATGACGGTTGCACTTCCTAGTGAAGCGGCTCTGACCGACATGTTCGAAAGCCTTCTATCGTTGATCCCGCCGGATGCGACGCGGGCCGAAGCCGCTCAAATCCTCGCTCGGCGGCTGCCATCTGGCTTTGCAGCATGCGGACCTGTCGCGCTCGATCAACTGTCGGCGCCCATGCCTGCAGTCTCAGCAACTGTTCAATCTCCCTCCAGAGATCATCGCGCGCTTGGGCCATCGTCGCGCAGCTGACCTTGCAGGACGGGCAACGGAATTCGCATCCTGGCGTCAGTCTGATCGCTCTTCCGCTCAATTCGATGCCCACTTGTTCCCTATTTGTTCTCACCTTGGCCAAAGTCGAGCCTGTAGGAAAGAGGAAAAGCGCGGACAGGAAATTTCCTTGTGGACAAGTCTGTTAGCTGTCTCGATTTAGGGCGTTTCGGGGCAACTGCACGGGGGGATTTATGGCCAAGACACCAAAGCTGGGCGAGCGACTTTGCCCCCAGTGTAAGGAGATCATTCAGGCCGACGCGCTGATCTGCAAACATTGCGGCACCAAATTCACGGATGAGGAAGTCGCGGCTGCGAAGGCCAAAGCCGCGAAGGGCAAGCGTAATCTGGGCTTCGGGTGTCTTGGCCTGGTGCTTGCTCTGGGGTTTTGCACCTATGTCGTCGGGGGCGATGATCCGGCCAAGCAGTCGCCTAGCAAGACGGTTGCCGGTGCCGATCCCCAAATAGCCGAAGTCCACGCCTATGACATGACGAATCACGGCGAAATCAAAGTCGATTTCGATCAAGTGTGGAGCGCTAAGGGTATCCCCATGAAGGCTGCTATGGTCGTCGAGGCCGTAGGCAAGTCCATCAAGGCCGGGGCCACCGACATGCCGAAGTCGACCGAGACGCTGACCTTCTGGTTCACGGCACCATCCGTCGATGCATATGGCAAGGATGGTCGAAACAAAGCGATCCAGTTCGACATGAAGGCGGATGATCTGCGCAAGGTCGAATATGGGAAAATTGCGACGACAGGATTGTTGGAATTCGCGACTGGTGTCGAAGTCCGCCCGATGGCGCGGGAAGGCATCGCCGAATATTGCGCCGAAAATTTGCGGGACAACCCGCGCTTTTGTGCAGAGGCAGACTAAAGCGGGAAAAGGGTGTCGCTATTGGCGACACCCTCGGTAACTACTCTGCCCCTTAAGGCGCAGCCTCAAGCTTTAGCGAGGTCGAAAACCCGCCGCCATTGTCCAGGCTGTGCGTCACCTCGCTGACCAGCCAGGCGCCATCGATCCCTACCTTGATGCCGGTCACGCTGGTGCGCAGATCGACATAGATATCGGCGCGGCCAAGCGCCAGGCGCATGTCGAGCGTGGCCGGCGCGCGCTTCAACCGCCCCTGTTCGGCGGTGGCGGCGCGACGCGCGGACGCTTCATCCGCAAAAGTCTTGCGGAGCCGCTTCGCGCCATCCTTCTCGCCCACGGTCACCGTCTGGCGTTTTGCTGCCTTGCGATCGTGCCAGCTGGCCGTCACGCCGGCCTGGCCGTCGCGCTTCTGGCGCTGCCAGTTGTGCCCGTCGCCCGCGCTGCGGCGGATGGTGATCGTCGGCAATGCGGTGCCGCTGGTGGTGATGCCGGCGCCCTTGCGCGCGAAAATCAGCTTGCCGTCCTTGATGGTGGCGACGGCGTCATTTTCGCGCCCGAGGCGGCGCAGGAAGGCGATATCGCTTTGCCGGCTCTGACTGATGGTCGGAAGGGCGATCGACGCCAGATCGGCCGCGATGCGCGGCATGAGGCCATTGCGCCCCGCCACCTCCGTCAACACGGCGCCCAGGGTCGTATTGCGCCAGCTCTGTTCCCGGCGGTTTCGAATGTCGCTGGTGAAGTCGGCGGCGCGGGCGCGAATGCGGACCTGATCTGGTGGCCCGCTATGACTGACATCGTCCACCCTGAACGTGCCCTTGTCGATCAGGCCAGGCGCCACATCGCGCCCCTGTTTCCAGCCCAGGGCGAGGCGCAACGTGGCCTCTTCGGGCGGGATGGCCAGGCCACCGTCGCTATCGTCCAGCACGATATCCAGCTGATCGGCCTCATCCCCGCGCTTTTCCGACAGGGTGAGCGACACCAGGCGCGGGCGCATCCTGCCGGTCAGGTCGGTGTCGCCCAGCGTGACACGGAAGTCTGGGATATTGGCGATGCGATCCGTCATGCCGCTTGATCCTTTTCGGCCACGCGCAGCAGATCGATCGCGAAGTCGATGCGCTGGGCACGGCCATCGATCATCAGATAGGCATGGCGTTCGTCGATCGCCTCGATCACGAAATCGCCGAACACAGTGCCGGTGCCGTCGAGCAGCGGCCAAGCCTCGCCCGATGCTGCCATGGTGCGCAGATCGTCGATCGACACGCGGCCATCGGTGATTTCGGCATAGACCGCGCCCGACAGGCTGATGGTTTCTTCGCCCGGCCCGACGAACTGGGTCGCGTCGCGGGCGCCGACGCGGGCGCTGCGTGCGTGGCGCCAGGATGCCCGGCGCTGCAGTTCGTCATGGGCGAGGGTCGGCAGGTCGAAAATGAACATGCCAAGGGCCATCAGCATCAATAATCCCCTTCGTCGCCAAAGCCGCGGCCGCGCCGTTCGCGCTCGATCTGCTCGATCGCCTTGCGAACTTCCTCTGCAATGTCGGTGGCGGACGCGCCGCCGGCGCCGACATCGATCTTGATGCTGTAGGTCACCGCGATTGGCGCCGCCGCCATGGCGCCGCCCGACTGGGCCGCCGCCGGCGCACCGACGGCCATGGCCGCGCTGCCCGCGCCGATCGCCAGGGCGCGGGTCATCTGCCCCGACAGATCGGACATACGACCGATCGGCGCCGATGTGTTGTTGGCCAGGCCCTGATCGAGGCCGCTCATCACATGTCCGCCGATTTCGGCGAACACGCGCGACGGGGAATGGATGCCGAGCAGCTTGCGCAATCCTGCCGGCAGCATCGTGCCGATCTTCGTCACGATCGCCGTCAGGTTTGGAAATGCGGCCTGCATGCCGTTGACCAGGCCGTCGATCAGATGGCGGCCGATCGCGGCGAAGTCGAGCGATCGGAGGTAGGAAAGGACCGGCAGGAAGGCCCGGATCATCAACCCGAGCGGCGTGAAATTGAGGAAGGCATCGACCAGGGCGCCGATCGCGGCGACCGTGTTGCTGCGGATCGTTTCCCACAGGCCGGCCAGCCAGCCCACCATAGCCCCCCAATTGTCGTAGATCAGGTAGACGGCAGCGGCGATGGCAGCGACAGCTGCGACGATCAGCAGCAGTGGCCCGAGCGCGATGCCCAGCGGCGCGGCGGCGGCCGTCAGCGCGGCGAAAGCCAGCGCGAGGCCGCCCAGGATGATGAGCAGAGCCGATCCCACGCCCATGAAAATCATCACCGCCTTGGTGATGGCCGGATGTTCCTGTGCCCAATGGCGCAGGCCACTGGCCGCCCACTGCACCATGCCGGCCAGCTTCACGACGGTCGGCAGCAATGCCTTGCCCATGGTGATGTTGAGGCCCGAGAGGGCATTGGTGGCCAGTCCGGTCGCACCCTCTGTCACGCCGATGCGGTTGAGGAACTCCGCCTGCATCGATCCGGCATAGCGGCTTTCATCACCGACCAGCGCCAGGCGGTTCTTGAGGCCGTCGAGATTGGTCAGCATTGGCGCGATGGCAGCGACGCTTTCCGATCCGAACAACTGGGTCAGAATGCCCGACTGCTGATCCGCGTCCAGCTTGCCGATGCGGGTCATGACATCGACGATCGCGCCGGCAGCATCGGTCTGCATGCGCTTGGCAACGTCGGTGGCGGACAGGCCCAGCGCCTTGAACGCGCCCTGCTGGCTTTTCGTGGCCGCTTCGCCCTTGGTCAGGGCCAGCATCGTATTCTTGATGCCGGTGGCAGCGACCTCGCTGGGCACGCCGATCGAATCGAGCGTGGAGCCGAGCGCCGCGATCTGCGGCGCGGCGAGACCGGCGACCTTCCCAAGCGGCCCGATGCGGGTGATGATGTCGGTGACATTGGCCGCCTTGCCGCCGAAGGTGTTGGTCAGCGCATTGACGCGGTCGCCCAGCGACCGAACCCCGTCCTGCGGCAGTTCGAAGGCGGTGCGCCATTTGGCCATGGTTTCGCCGGCGACATCGGCGGTCATGTCGAAGGCAACGCCCATCTTCGCCGCGTCGGCGGTGAACTCTTCCAGCTGCTGGCGCTGGTTGGCCATGGGGCGGCCCATCTTGTCCATGCCGACACCAGCGGCGCCGGCGGCCGCCGCGATCTGGGCCAGGCCTTCTGCCGGCACCGGGATCGTCTCGCTCATGTCGAGGAAGTCGGTGGACATCTGCTCGATCTGCGGCCGGGTCATGTTGGTGACCTTGGACACATCCGCCATGGCGCTTTCCAGCGTCATCGCCTGCTTGGTCGCCGCGACCACGGGCAGGCCGGCGGCGGTGCCAGCGGCGATCATGCCCAGGCCTGCCCCGGTCGCCTTGGCGCTGATGTCGTTCAGCTTTTGCGTGTTGCTGTTGGCCTGGTTGAGCTTCTCGACGGTTCCGATCTGCTGCTTGAGCGCCTTGTTCGCATCATAGACCCGGCTCGACAGCCGATCTTCATGGCCAGCGAGGTTGGCGACGTCGATGCCGGCGGCCTCCAGCTGGCGCTGCAGCTGCTGCAGTTCCTTGCCGCCGGCGTCAACCCGATCGGTCAGCATGCTCGCCTGGCGCTGCGCCTTTTCAAATTCGGTGCGCAGCTTCTTGGTCGGGGCCTCCGTCGCCTCCAGTTCGCGGCGCAGCTGCTCGACGCGGGCCTGTGTCTGCTGCAGCTGGGCATGGTCGGCGGCAAAGCGCCCTTCGGCCGCCTTATAGCCGCCGACCTGTTTCTGCAGCGCATCGAGCGCCTTCAACTGCTTCTGGGTTTCGGCCAGGTCGCGGCGCGCATTGGACGACGCATTGGTGATGGACTTGAGGGGCGCGGTGACGCGGTCCAGCCCCTCAAGGATCAGCTGCATGCGCAGGTTACGATCGGCCATTCTTCTTTTTCCCGGTTTCGGGCGGCTTGGCCCGCTTGGCAGCCTGCGCGCGCCAGCCCATCAATTCGGGCAGCGTCATCGGGTCCATGACGTCGGGCGACCAGTGGAAGATGATCGCCACGTCCGCCATCGCATCATCTACTGAGCGGGGGCATCCGCACGATGCGACTTCTGCAGCAAAAAACCGCCGATTTCCGTGCCGATCGCGAGTAGATCGGCGGTATCGAGATTGGCCACATCGACTTCGGTGATGGTCGGCACGGCGATGCGCGGCACGATCTTGATCAGGGCATCGACCTTGAGCTGGCCCAGATCGACCAGGGTCAGGCCGCGCAGTTCGCCCGAGCGGGGTTTGCGAAGCTGCAGCGTCTCGATCGTGGTTTCGCCCTTGATGATGGGCGTGTCGAGCGTGACGGTGCGGAAGACGGGACCGGTGTCGTTCATGGTGAAAACCTATGTGCGAGAGGAAAGGCGGCCCGGCGCGCGTCCGGGCCAGAGGATCAGAAGATGCCGATGGCGTTGCGGATGGCGGCGCGGCGATCGACGCCGTCGACAATCTCGATGCCGGCCAGGACGTCGATCTCGATTTCGGTGCGGCCGTTCCAGATCAGCTTGTAATAGACCAGGCCGGACGTGACGGAGAACTCCCCGGCCTCGCCGACTTCCTGATCGCCGAACTCGATTTCCTTGTGACGGCCGCGCACGATCACTTCGACGCTGTCAACGGCGCCGCTGTCGTCATCCTGATAGGCGCCGGCAAAGCGGAGGTAGACGCCGTTGACGGTGGTGATGCCGAACTGGCGCAGGATGTCGCGCATCGGACCGCCGAAGGTGGAGGTCATCTCCAGCGCCTCCAGCCCCATGTCCATTTCCGCGACACCGCCCATGCCGCCACCGCGCCATTCCTCCGTCTTGCGGGTGAGCGTCGGGAGCGTGACGGTCTTGCACTCGCCGATATAGGCGAGGCCTTCGTTGAAGAGCATCATGTCCTTGAGGGTGCGGGCCATGCCCATGGCGATAATCCTTTGATCGAGAGGGGGAGGAAGGGCGCGCGCGGGCGTCAGTCGGCCTCAGTCAGCTGGGCGGCGAAGTCGGCGAAATATTCGTCCGTGATTTCCTGATAGAAACCGAGATCCTCAAGCGGCGGCGGCACCGTATATTTGTAGCGGATGCGCAGCTTTCCGGCCTTGAGGCTGTCCACCGGATTGGCGGCCTCGTCATACCAGGCCTCGAACCCCAGCACGACGCCGGCGGCCTTCAGGTTGCGGCCCAAGCCATTGATGGTTTCGATGATGTCCTTGGCGAGGCTGGGCGTCAGCGGCTTGTCCATCGCCCAGTCCATGCCCTTGGCGACCGTGTCGGCCAGCAGCTGCGCCACGCGCACGCCGCTTTCGAAGACGAACAGGGGATCGTCGGAACAGGTGCGATTGCCCCAGAAACAGAAGCCGCTGCTCTTGCGGATCAGCGCCGTAATCTGCGTCGCGTTGAGCAGGCCGGCGTCGGTGTCCTGATCCTCGATATCCCAGTGCATCGGCTGCGACAGGCCGACCACGCCATCGACAGCGACGTTGGACAGCGTCTTATGCGGCCCGGTCTGTTCGTCGATATAGGCGCGCAGGCCCATGGCATGCGCCGCCGCGAAGCTGGTGACATTGGCGCTGGCGTCGGTGTCCCAGGCGAGGAAGTCGGGCATCAGCAGCATCAGTTCGCGCTGGCTGAAATTGGCGCGGTAGAGGATGGCGGCGGCCACGGTCGCGCCGATCGCGCGGGCATAGGCGAAGGCGCGCAGCTTCTTGGCTACCACGGCAAGCGCAGTGGTCACAGCCTGCGTCTCCAGCCCCGGCGTGCCCAGGATGCGCGGGATGACGCCGACCTCTGCCGATGCCGACAGCAGGGCCTGCATGCCGGTGCGGGCACCTTCGGCGGTGATGGTGCCGATGACATTGCTGGCGGTTTCGGCCGCGTCCTCGCCTTCCTCGACGCGGATCACGACGATGATGGGGCGGGTGATGTCGGCAATGGCGCGCAGCGAGCGGGCCAGCGTGCCTTCCGCGCCGATGTCGCCGATCGTGGCTTCGATGTCGCTGATCAGGATCGGCTTATTGAGCGGGTAGGCGGCGGGATCGGCATCGGGCGCGGTGCCGACCAGGCCGATGATGGCGGTACTGACCGCCGTCAGGGTGCGGGCGCCGGTCGAGACCTCGGTAACGGAAATCCCATGTTTGAAGGCAGTGGTGGCCATGGATGGACCTTTCTTCAGCGGATGAGGGGCAGGAGGATGCGGGAGAGGCTGGCGGTGG